TACAACGCCAACGACACAATTTTTTAAACGCTACCAAGGCATCATAAATAGCGTATCAATCACAGAAGATTTTAATTCGCAAATGCGAACACGCATTGCGACTTGTTCAATTGCCTGTTCATCGATGCGCCGCATATTAGAAAACAGATTGTCGGGTATTAAAACTAACACTAACAATTGGCAGTTTATTTATCCCGCTGACACATCAATGAATCGGGTTAGCGAAATTTCAAACCAATACTTTGATTTTGGCTCGCCCCCAATGACGCAAACACAAGCAAGTGAAACGACCACGATTGATACCGGTGGTGGTGGTGGTGGCGGCGATGGCGGTGCGCCGGATTAAAAATATGATAAGACAAGCAACAAGATATGACATACCAAGATTGTTAGAAATTGTGGAGGCTTACGCTTATGAAAATCCTATTAAAAAACTTGGTCAATCGTGCAACCACTTTCCTCGCTATGTTGAAGAATTATTGTTTAGCATCATTCAAGGCCGTGGGTTTATCTATATCGACTCGAATATGCGCGGCGCGATTGTGGCTTATAAAAGTTCTAACATTTGGTCGCCCAAAGTAAAAGAGTTAAACGAACTATTGTGGTGGGTTGAACCCGAACATCGCAATGGCACGGTTGGCGGTAGGCTTTGGAAAGCGTTTGATGAACGCGCAAAGGAAATGCTAAAAGCGGGCGATGTAGATTTTGTTTGCACTTCAATTTCTGCTAACGGCCCGTTGATTGATTACACGCGCAGGGGATACAAATCCCTTAGTGCAACTTTTGTCAGGGAATAAAAATGGTAACAACTCTTATTGCTTATGTTGCGGTTGAATTAGGCATAAGTTATGTTGCGGCAACCTTTGTTGTTAATTTTGCAGTATCGCTAATTGTTACCCGCATTTTTGCTGAAAATCCTGAAACACAGCAAGACATGGGCGTAAGGCAACAAGTACCGCCAAGCGCAGTAAACGCTATTCCTATTGTTTACGGCGATGCCTACATGGGCGGTACATTTATTGATGCAGTTCTGACAACCGACCAAAAAACAATGTACTATGTTTTGGCTATTTCAAGCATTAGCCCTAATGGTCAATTTACATTTGATACCGCTGATATGTATTACGGCGACAGAAAAATTGGCTTTGGTCAAAAGGGAACACTTCAAACTGCAAGCGTTTTTAATGGTGGTACTGGCTACATTGTTGGGGAAATTTTAACTATTACTGGCGGTTCTGCTTCATCGCCCGCAACTGTAATTGTTACATCGATAGGTGCTACTGGTAATATTACAGGCGTAAATGTAAATACGGTTGGTAGTTATACATCTGCGCCATTAAATCCTGCATATCCAGTTGCGGGAACTGGAAGCGATGCTTCATTTACATTAAATTTTAGCGAAAATACTAATGTTGTTGTTTCTTTAACTGATGAAGCGGCAAATTTAGATACAAAAATTTACGGCAATCTTTACATAAATCTTTATACATCCGATACAACAGGAACAATAGTTTCTGCAAATTTTGCGGATGCGCCTACTGTAGTTATGGGTGGTTCTGATATTGCCGTTGCACAAAGATGGGTTTCAACTACGCCCGCGCCTAGAAAAATGAATGGTTTGGCATTTGCAATCGTTAAGTTGGTTTACAACCGTGATGCCGGTACTACGCAACTGTCGCCAATCACATTTAAAGTTAAGCACGCATTAAATGGCACGGGCGTGGCAAAGGCCGGTGACGTTTGGTATGACTACATGACCAACGATATTTATGGCGGCGCTGTCGGTGCGTCTTTTGTAGATTCAGCAAGCGCAACCGCGCTTAACGTATATGGCGACCAAACAATAACTTTTACAAATAGTAGCGGTAGCCCCTCTACCCAAGCACGCTACAGAATCAACGGCGTATTAGATGCAGGGCAATCAGTTTTGTCTAATGTTGATCGCATCATGTCAGCTTGCGATTCATGGTTAACCTACAACGCCGCATTGGGTCAATGGTCGGTTGTCATTAACAAAGCCGAATCTACGTCTTATGCGTTTAACGATAACAACATCATTGGCGAAATTCGCGTTAGTGCAAGTGATTTAACAAGTTCAATCAATCAAGTTGAAGCACGCTTCCCGTTTAAGAGCAACCGCGACCAAGCTAATTTTGTCAACATTGAAACGCCTGTTGGTTTGCTGTACCCCAATGAACCGGTTAACAAATATTCAATAACCTATGACATGGTTAACGATTCGGTGCAAACGCATTACCTTGCAAACCGTTTGCTTGAACAAGCCCGCGAAGATTTAATTGTAGGATTTAACACAACCTATTACGGCATACAAGTTGACGCGGGTAATGTAGTCAGCGTAACTAATAGCGATTACGGTTGGAACGCCAAGCTATTTCGCGTGATGAAAGTAAACGAAGCCTCATTACCCGATGGCAGTTTGGGCGCAAGGTTGGAACTAAGCGAGTACAACGCGCAAGTTTATGACGATCAACCGATAACCCAATTTGCACCCGTTCCAAATTCAGGCTTGGCATCAGTTAGTTATTTTTCTCCGCTGTCAGCGCCAATTGTTACAGGCTTCCCAAGCGCAACTATTCCTTATATTGACATTCAAATATTTGTGCCAACAACGGGGCGAGTAACTTTTGCTAATTTGTTTTGGACTACAAGCGCAACGCCAACGGCAACAGATTGGAAATTAGTTTCTAGCGCATCAACAACTAATGGGCAACCCGTTACCAATAATACCTATTACACATTTGCCAACATTACGCTAAACACGGGTACTTATTACTTTGCTTACATGGTTGGCAATGATGTTACAAGTTCAATATTAAGCTCAACAAGCGCGGCATTAGTTTGGAATCCCGTAGCGGGCGCAGGGCCAACGGGGGCTACCGGCCCTACTGGTACAAGTGTTACAGGGCCTACAGGAAGTTTAGGCCCTACAGGGCCTACAGGAACAGCGACAACAGGCCCAACTGGACAAGCGGGCTTGCAAGTAGCCCGACCCGCAGTTTATCAATGGGCATTATCAACGCCTAGCATTTCAGGTTCATCTACATATACATGGGCAAGCGGCGCATACACCGCGCCTAGTGGATGGTCAACGACCATTACCGCCGCACCAAGTGCAGGGTATATTTTGTATACGGCGACTGCAACAGTTACAGACATTGCAACTGCTACAAGCACGGCGTTTAGTTGGACAACCGCAAGCATTGTTGTTTCAGGATATGCAGGTACTAACGGCGCAACAGGGCCTACGGGCGGCGCGGGCGTAACTGGCCCTACTGGTGGTTCAGGTGCATCAGCAAGAATTATATTTGCGCGAATAGCAAACAATCCGACACCGGTATCAGGTACGGTAACAGTAGCGGGCGATAACGCACCGACAGGCGCTCAAGGTAGCGCAGTATGGGGCGCATCTTTTAACGTAACTTGGTATACAAACGACCCTAACCCATCTAGCAATGATTCGCTATATCAGGCAGACGGCATTTATAACGGTTCTACAACTTCTTGGTCAACGCCTTACATTTCAGCATTAAAAGTTGGCGCGTTATCTGCGGTTTCTACTAATACAGGAAGTTTGACAGTTAGCGGAACATTTCAGGCTAATACCGCGGCAATCAGCGGTACAACCATGACGGGTTCGGGCGGTGTACTTTACGCATCAGGAAACTTTGCGTTTGGTGACAGTACAACAAATATTGCGTTTAATGGTTCGCAAATGAGCCTTAACGGTAATGTTGTTGCTACTGCAAACATCAATAGCAATGCCGTTACAAATTCAAATAGTGCCTACACGGGCGGCGGCATCAGCATTTCAAAAGATGCGGCAGTAGAAACTACCGTGCAATCAGTTATTTTAACTTGTAGTGGCGCACGGGTGTATGTTGCAACATCAGGTCGTATTGAACTTGGCTATAACACCGTTGACAATGTTTATGAAGATGTTATTGCGGTTTTGTATATTGATAGCCTTGCATTAGATTTTGCTTGGAATTCAATGAATTTTTCTTTTAGCGGAATCCCTGCGGCGGGAACATATACATTTAGCGTAAAAGTTCATGTGGCTTCTACTTATTTAAGCGGTTCTAATGGCATTGCATCTAGCCGTTCAATGTTTGTTATGGAAACAAAACGATGACATACACAATTTACAAAACTGCAACTGGCGAAATTTTGCGTATTGTTATTTGCAATGACCCTGAACAACAAATTGCCGATGGCGAAGCGTACATAAAAGGCGAGTTTTCAGATATTGATTACATTATTTCTAATGGGCAAGCGATTGCCAAACCTACGCCTATTTTTGATGCCAATGCCGCCGCTATGCAAATTCGGATTAAACGCAACAAATTATTAGCGGCTTGCGATTGGACACAAATAAATGATGTTCCCGCGGCAACTAGCCAAAAATGGGCAACTTATAGGCAAGAATTAAGAGATATTACACAACAACAAACTTTTCCCGTAAATGTTGTATTTCCCGTTGCCCCTATTTAAATAAACGGCTAAAATTTATAAAATACAATACACCATAACCGCAAGAATTGCGGATGTTCTAACTAAGTTTAGGGAACGCTATGGCTATCTTTAATAAAAATACGCTTGCACAAGTAAGCGGATTTGATAACCCAATTCTTGCGGGCGAATTGGTATGGTCGCAACAAACCTATTGGAATCTTACATTCCAAAGCAACCCATCTACAAGCACCCCTGTTAACTTAACAGGCGCAACAATCAACGCACAAATTGTTCGCCGCGAATTGTCAAACATCATTGATACGCGCAACGGGTTAACTTTTGACATTACAGATTACGAGCCGCCCCCTGCCGCAATTCCTTTAACTGTTACAAACATTGTTGCGCTTAATGGAACTTGCACATTGGTAATTGATGCGGCTGCTTGGGGACTAATGAGCAATGACATTGAACTAGAAATTGACGCGAGTAACACCGTTGGTTATTCGGGAAGGGTCAAAGTTTCTTTGCCCGCATCAGGCACAACGCCCGCTGATGATTTAATTATTTTTTTACTATTTTTAGTTCGCTCTGATGGGGTAATCGTTTTATGACATCAATAAAAGTACAACCCGCAAGCAACGTAACTGTAGTTGTTGACCGCGGCGTTTCAGGCGCAACAGGGCCAACCGGCCCGCAAGGTGGCGGGCCTACAGGTTCAACAGGGCCAACAGGCGCTATTGGCTCAACAGGCCCAACCGGTGCAACTGGTTCTGCGGGTACATCAATTACAGGCCCTACCGGTTCTAGCGGCCCAACAGGGCCTACAGGCGCGGCAAGTAACATTGCAGGGCCAACCGGCGCAACCGGTAATGTCGGCCCAACTGGTGCAACTGGTGCGCCATCTAGCGTGGTCGGCCCTACTGGTGCTACAGGGCCAACAGGCGCACAGGGTACGCAAGGAATTCAAGGGCCAACTGGCCCGCAAGGTGTGCAAGGTATTCAGGGTGTGCAAGGCGTTGCAGGGCCTACAGGTGAGCAAGGCATACAAGGCATACAAGGTATTCAAGGCCCGACCGGTGCAAATGGCAACAATGGTAATGTGGGCGCAACAGGCCCAACAGGTGCAACAGGTTCGGCAAGTACGGTTGCAGGGCCAACTGGTGCTAATGGTGCTAATGGTGCAACAGGCCCTACTGGTGCAGAAGGCGCGGCAAGCACAGTAGCAGGGCCAACTGGTTCTGTCGGCCCTACAGGGCCGCAAGGAACGCAAGGAATTCAAGGCGTAGCAGGGCCAACCGGCGAACAAGGTACACAAGGCATACAAGGTATTCAGGGCATACAAGGCGTTGCAGGGCCAACTGGTACGCAAGGCGCACAAGGTGTACAAGGCCCAACAGGTACTACAGGCAATACAGGCGCATCAGGGCCAACAGGCCCAACAGGTAACACCGGCCCGCAAGGTACATCTATTACTTTAAAAGGTGAAGTAGCCAACGTAGGCGACTTACCTACTGTCGGCAATCAACCCAACGATGCCTACATTGTTACAAGCGAAGGTAACTTGTATGTTTGGAATGGCACGGCTTGGTTTGATGCCGGTCAAATTGTTGGCCCACAAGGGCCGACAGGCGCACAAGGCGTAACAGGCCCTACCGGTGCTGTTGGTTCAACGGGTAGCGTAGGCGCTACAGGCCCAACAGGTACGCAAGGCATTCAAGGTAATGTAGGGCCAACTGGCCCACAAGGTATTCAAGGCGACCAAGGCGTTCAAGGAATTCAAGGCATACAAGGTGCAACAGGCCCAACAGGGGCGCAGGGAATACAGGGCGCGATAGGGCCAACAGGCGCACAAGGCGACCAAGGTATTCAAGGTGTAGTAGGCCCAACAGGGCCAACGGGCGCACAGGGTATTCAAGGCATTACAGGCCCTACTGGTTCGCAAGGTGTACAAGGCCCAACCGGTGCTAATGGTGCTGATTCAACTGTTGCAGGGCCAACGGGCGCGCAAGGTATTCAAGGCATACAGGGTGTCGCAGGGCCAACCGGTTCGCAAGGTGTACAGGGCATACAAGGTGTTCAAGGAATACAAGGCGTAACTGGCCCTACCGGTACAACAGGCGGTAGGACTTATGAAGTAACAAATAGCCTATCAAACGCCTATGTCATTGACGGCGCAAATAATCCAACGCTAAATTTATTGCGCGGCTTTACCTATTTGCTAAATGTTAATGCAAGTGGTCATCCATTTTG